TGTCCCGCAACACTGACCTGCCGTTGCGCATCGACGAGCCGAAGCGCCGCACCACCGGCCGCGGCGGCAAGTGGTGGTACTGGCTGCGGACCTTCGCACCCACCAATGGGCGCCCCTATGTGGTGGGAGCATTCGGCTCCTACAAGACAGGTGAGCGGCTCAAGGTCGAGGTCGACTGGCGCCCGCTGGCCGATGAAGAGCGCGCACGCCTGCGCGCTGAGCGCAAGGCGGCCGAGGAGCGCGCGGCGCTTGAGCGCAAGCGCGATGCCGAGCTGGCCGCGTTGTCAGCGCACGAGCTCTGGCACCGGGCGGCGCGCGAGGGTCGGTCCGAGTACCTGACGCGCAAGCGGGTGGAGCCCGAGGCCTGCCGATACCTGCCCGACGGCTCCATCCTGATCCCGCTGCTGCGCTACGACCGCCCCCGCGCCGCGGCCCTGGTGGGGCTGCAGCGGATCTGGGGCAAGCCACGGGTGCATGGGCGCACCGGCGAGGCCTTGCCCGGCAAGACGTTCACGAAGGGCTTCCAGAAGACGGGCGCGTGCCTGCGGCTGGGCCAGGTGAACGCCGGCGACGTGCTGCTGGTGGGGGAGGGCTACGCGACCTGCCTTTCGGTGCGCATGGCCACGGAACGGCAGTACCCGGTGTTCGTGGCGCTCGACGCCGGCAACCTGTTGCCGGTGTGCGAGCTGCTGCGCACGCTCCACCCGGACGAGCGCCTGCTGATCTGCGCCGACGACGATTGGCGCACCGCTGGCAACCCCGGCCGCAGCAAGGCGCTGCAGGCTGCCAAGGCGTTGGAGCGCTGCGACATCGTGTGGCCGTCGTTCGTCGGGCTGCCCCGCGGCGACAAGGACACGGACTTCAACGATCTGCACCTGCTCGCCGGCCTGGGCCGTGTGCAGGCGCAGCTGCGGGCGACGCTCGATGGCATCCGACGACACCGCAGTGCCGCCGCCTGACAACGTGGTGCAGCTGGTTCCTCCGGCGCCCCCCCCGTCCCCCGATCAAGGCGCGAGTGCGCGCACTGAGGGGGATGGGGGCGGCGCCAAGAAGCGGCCGCCCAAGGACGAGAAGACGCTCGACTGGGGCCGCTACCTGGCGCTGCTGGACAACTTCGCGCTCATCTACAGCACCGACACGGTGTGGGACGCGTCGACGCGGCTCATCATGAAGATCTCGGCGATGGCGCATGCGCACGGTGCCGACTACACGCGGATGTGGAAGGCGGCGCCGGCGAGCAGCCGCCGCGAGGACGGCAAGCGCTGGACGGTGCTGCCCCAGGACGTGGTCTTCGATCCGTCAGGGCAGCACGACCCGGACACGACGGTCAACCTCTTCGGCGGCATCGTGCTGAAGCCCAAGGAGGGCGATGTCGAGCCGATGCTGCAGCTGCTGAGCCACCTCACCAGCCGCGCGTCCGAGAACGCGGACGAGTGCGACGAGGTGAAGCACTGGCTGATCTGCTGGATGGCCTATCCGCTGCAGAACCTGGGCGCGAAGCTGCGCACGGCCGTGATCATGCATGGCGACGAAGGGGCGGGGAAGAACTTCCTCTTCGACACGCTGGTGATGATCTATGGGGAGTACGGCGCCACCGTCGGCCAGGACGAGCTCGAAGACAAGTTCAACGACTGGCGCTCGCGCAAGCTGTTCGTGGTCGGCGACGAGGTGTCGAGCCGGCAGGAGCTGGTCCACAACAAGAACCGGCTCAAGGCGTTGATCACTTCGCCGACGGTGCAGATCAACCCGAAGAACCTGCCGCGGCGAGAGGAAGCCAACCACATGAACGTGGCCTTCCTGTCCAACGAGCTGCAGCCGCAGGCGCTGGACAACACCGACCGGCGGTACATGGTGATCTTCACGCCCCAGGCCAAGCCGGTGGAGTTCTACAAGGCCTTGGGTCGATGGCGCAAGGAAGGCGGGCTGGAGGCCTGGTACCACTACCTGCTGACCTATCCGCTTGCCGGGTGGGACCCGTTTGCGCCAGCGCCGGTCACCGAAGCGAAGAAGGACCTGATCGAACTCAACCGCAAGACGGCGGAGCGCTTCTGGGTCGATTGGTCGGGGCTCGAGCTCGAGCTGCCTTACCGCACGTGCACGGTCGACCAGGCGTATCGCGCGTTCGGCAAGTACTGCCAGCGGGTCGGCGATCGCTTCCCGGTGCAGAAGCCCGTCTTCAGCCGCATGGTCGTGCGCATGTCGGAGTCGATGGGCAAGCCGGCCAGGATCAAGACCATGAAGCTGCAGATGGAGAGCGGTGAAGATCGCTCGGTGCGGATGCTGCTGGTCACGGAACCGCCCGACGGCGCCCAGGGCCAGTGGGCTTCGGAGGCCCAGGCAGAGTTCGAGCGCCTGCTGCGCAAGTACCTACACAACCCCCACTCCCCCGACGAGGGTGACACCGGTGGGGGTGGTTCGTGAGAAGTTGCGATCCAAGGGTGGCATCGCAACTGCGCAACCTAGCACTGGCGCGGGAAGTTGCGCGGTTGCGCGGTTGCGACAGGCGCCAAACGTGTGCGTGCGTGCGTGCGCACGAGCATGGGTGCGAATTCTCTGTAGGAGCGACGCGCAACCGCGCAACCGCGCAACTACCCGCATGGATACACGGTTGCGCAGTTGCGCACGCGCGCGCGCATCGCAACTCGGTCTTCTTCTTCAAGGAAGAGAGGAAGGTGGCTGGACTGGCCATCGCCCGAAGTGCGGCCACCGAGCACACACCCCCAATGGGTCCTTCCGCGGCGACCGGCGCTGCGGGTAATTCGGGCCCCAGTTGTCCGCTAGTGGCTGAGCCGGGGAAAAGTCCGAACACTGGTCCGAACAGCGTGCCGGGGGTCCGATGCCGGTGACGCTGATCACGCCGACGGCGTACGCGCGGCACCGCGGCTGCGACGAAAAGGCCGTGCGCAAGGCCATCGCCGCGGGGCGCATCAGCACGATCGACGGCAAGATCGATCCGGCGGTCGCCGACATCCAGTGGGCGCAGAACACCCGCGCCCGCGCCGACAGCCGCCGCAAGGCATCCGTCCCTGGCACGGGCGGGCCCTCGGAGGCCGGCGCGCCGGCGGGCGAGGGCGAGGCGCCCGCCGGCGGTGGCGGGGCGTCAGGCGAGGGCGGCTACAACGACCACCGAACGCGCCGGGAGAAGTCCGACGCGGACAAGGCCGAGCTCGAGGTGCTGCGCCTGGCCGGCAAGCTGGTCGAGCGTGAGCGCGTCGACACCGGCTCGTTCGAGATGTTCCGCATGCTGCGCGATCGCGTCATGGCGATGCCGCGCCGCTGCGCGCCCGACGTGGTCGGCATGGCCGACGTACGCGAGATCGAGCTGGCCATGGAGGACCACCTGCGCAAGGCGCTCGGCGAGTTCGACCAGGCGGTGGCCGTGCTGAACGGGAAGCTGTCGTGAACATCGCGGACGGATTCGAGGTGGTCCGCGATGCAGCTCGCCGCGGCGCGCAGCCCGACCCCGAGCTCTTCGTCGACCAGTGGTCCGAGGAGTTCATGGTCCTGCCGCGGGATGCCGCCGAGCCGGGCCCGTACCGCCTCGAGCGCACACCGCCGGCGCGTCGCATCCTGCAGGTGTTGTCTCCGCGGCACCCGGCCAAGCGCGTGGTGATTCGCGGTGCGTCGCAGATGCTGAAGACGCAGGTGATGATCAACTGGCTCGCAGCCAGCGCGCACCGTGCGCCGGCGAACATGCTGGTGCTCGAGCCGACCGACAGCCTGGCCAAGCGCCTCAGCGCGCGCGTCGCCAAGACGATCCGCGACGTGCCGGTCCTGCAGCAGGTGTTCGCCCCGGCCCGCAGCCGCGACGCACGCAACACCGTGGCCGCGAAGGACTTCCTTGGCGGCACGCTCTACATCGCCACGGCCGGCGCGGCAGCCAACCTGGCGGAGATCCCGGCGCGCTACGTCGGCATCGACGAGGTCGATCGCCTGGAGTTCAGCGTCGACGGCGAAGGCGACCCGGTCGAACTCGCCGAGGCCCGCGCCACCACCTTCAACCGCAACTGCAAGTTCCTGGAGGTCAGCTCGCCCACGGTGAAGGGCCGCAGCAAAATCGACGCCCTCTACGAGATGGGCACGCAGGAGGTCTACCTGGTGCCGTGCCCGCACTGCGGCCACCACCACGAGCTGCTGCTCGAGAACTTCCGCCATGCGCGCGACCCGGACACCGGCTACATGGCGCGCGCCTGGTTCGTCTGCCCCGAGTGCGGCGCCGAGATCGACGAGCGCCACAAGGGCCGGATGCTGCGCGACGAAGCGCTCGGCGGCACCGCGCGCTGGTTCGCCAAGAGCGTCGGTGATGGCGAGACGGTCAGCTTCCACCTCAGCGCCTTCTATGCCCAGCCGGGCAGCATCACCTGGCTGCAGCTCGCGCGCCAGCTCGCGCGCGCCCGGGACCGCGACGAGCGCGGCGACCCGGACGCGCTGCAGGTCTTCTACAACACGCGCCTGGCGCTGAGCTACAGCGACACGCGTGACACGGCCACCTGGCAAGAGCTGCAGGCCCGGCAACTCGACGAGAAGCTGCCGGCGCGCGTGATCCCCGACGAGGCGCTGGTGGTCACCATCAGCGTCGACACCCAGCACAACCGGCTGGAGGCGCAGGCCGAGGCCTGGGGCCACGGCATGGAGCACTGGGTCATCGACCACCAGGTCTTCATGGGCTCGCCGACGGCCATGCCCAGCGAGCCCGGCAGCTGCTGGCAGAAGCTCGACGCCTACCGCCGCGAGCCCTTCGTGCACGCCAGCGGCGTGCTCATCCCGGCCAGCGTCTACGGCATCGACTCCGGCGGCCAGAACACGCAGGACGTCTACAACTACGGCGCGGCGCGCGTGCAGATGGGCTGCCTCATCCTCAAGGGCGCGAGCAAGCCGAACCGGCCGATCATCAGCAGCACGCCGTCCAAGGTCGACATCGATCACGCGGGCGGCAAGGTCGAGGGTGGTGCGCTGCTGTGGTCCATCGGCACCGACGTTGCCAAGGATCACCTGCTCAACCGCTGGAAGCTGCGCAGCGGCCCGGGTGCCATGCACTTCAACCAGGCGCTGCCGCAGGGCTGGTTCGAGCAGCTCGTCAACGAGGCGCCGCGCCTGAAGCGCGTCCCCGGCGGCGGGTTCCGACGCAGCTGGGACCGGATCGACCACGGCGCGCCGAACGAAGCGCTGGACCTCAGCGTCTACAACCTCGCGCTCGCACACAACCTCGGTCTGCACAAGTGGACCCCCAGCGACTGGGCGCGCTTGCGCCAGCGGTTGATCAAGCCGCAAGTGACCCCGGATCTGTTCGCCGTACCGCCGACGCAGGCGCTCGTCGAGCAGGAGGCCCGGGCGGCTGATCAGGCCTCACCGGCAGCGCCTGCGACGGTGCAAACGTCTGCACCGCCGGCCGCGGCTTCCCCTCTCGATCCACCGAAACCCCGCCGCGTATTGAACAGAGGCCTCCGATGACCACCAAGCTCACCGACGATGAGCTCGACCAGCTCTGCGACCGCCTCGTGTGGTGGTGTCGCACTAGGCGCTTCTACGGCCGACAAAGTGTGCCGCCGTCGCTGCTGGGCCGCCTTGCCAAGCGGACCAGGCCGCTGCGACCGGGCGGCCCGGACGCTGGCTGCAGCGCCCAGATGGCGGCGATGTACATCGCGCTGATCGGGCAGCCAATTGATGCCCTTGACCGGCGCGTGTTCGAGCTGCACTACTTCCATCGGGTGGCCAACGTGAAGTGCGCCGCGGCTGCAGTCGGGATTTCGCGGCGGCATTGGTACAGGCTCATCAGCGACTTTCGCCGTCGCATCCATCAAGTCAGCATGGAGGTGATCGCCATGAACGAGCAGCAGCTGTACTCACTGAACGGCAAGGGCGGGGTGGTTGTCGAGCCACCTGCCCAGGAGCGGAAGCCGACCGCCGTAAACTGCGGATCGGAGGACTGACGTGGCCGAGTCGTCAATCGAGTGGACCGAACACACGTGGAACCCAGTGACCGGTTGCACAAAGCTGTCGCCGGGCTGCAAGCACTGCTACGCGGAGACCATGGCCAGGCGGTTGCATGCGATGGGCGCAGCCGGCTATGAGAACGGCTTCGAGTTGACGTTGCACCCCGAGCGGCTCCAGCAGCCCAAGCAGCGGCGATCGCCGACGACGTACTTCGTGAACTCGATGTCTGACCTCTTTCACGAAGCGGTGCCGGATAGGTTCATAGAGCAAGTGCTCGCGGTGTGTGCCGAGACCCCGCAGCACACGTACCAGGTGCTCACCAAGCGCGCCGACCGGCTGCCGCGCTTCTTTAGGTCGCGAAGCTGTCCCGCGAATGTGTGGTTGGGGGTGTCGGTCGAGGACAAACGATACGGTGTCCCCCGAATTGCGCAGCTACGTCGGGTGTCTGCCGCCGTGCGGTTCCTTTCGGTCGAGCCCTTGCTCGAAGACCTGGGGCCGCTCGATCTCACCGGCATCCAGTGGGTCATTGCCGGAGGCGAGAGCGGTCCGAAGGCGCGCCCAATGGCGCAAGCCTGGGCTGTGCGGGTGCGTGATCAAGCCGCGGCCCAGGGCGTCGCCTTCTTCTTCAAGCAGTGGGGTGCCTGGGGGCCGGACGGCGTGCGCCGCGACAAGAAGCGCAACGGCCGTGAGCTCGACGGTCGCTACTGGGACGAGTTCCCGGTTCGCGTGGTCACGGAGCCCGTAGTGGCCTAAGGATGTCGTCGCCCACGCGGGATGCAAGCTTGATCGCCGGGCCCGAAGGGTTGGAGACGGCAAAGTACAGCGCGTGCATCGGCGCGCCGCGCTGCCGGCGAAGGACGACTGGCTCCGCTACGTAGGGAAAGAGCTCGCGCAGCCGCTTGGTCGTAAAGGCCAGTATGTGCTCCCAACCGGGCTTCCGCGTGACCTGATCCTCGTTGAACATATCGCCCTGCACAACTGTGTAGAGCTCGGTACGCCAGCGATCGGTGCCAAGAAACTGAGTCAGCCGATCTGCCTTGCCTTCGTCGACGTCGCGCATGTCGACCGCGGCCTGTCGATATAGCCCGCTGAGGCTTACCAGGAAGAACACGTCGAGTGCCTTGGTCTCGCGTATCTCCTTGAGCATTGCCCACGTGCATTGCAGGCCAAATGGGTCGAGGAACAGCACGCCGCGGCGCATGCGCCAGTCATAGGCCCGAAGAATCGGCCAAAGCAGATTGGCGGCGCTGCCTTCCGACAGTTGCACCAGCTTGCCTCTCGGATGCTCCGCAACCAACTCCCGCAATTCGGCCAAGTGGCGAGGGTTGGATTCGATGAAGTGGTAGCGCGCAAAAGGCAGCTTGCAGTCAAGGGCGATTCGGGCAGACCCGTCGATGACTCGCTTACCACCCGTCGCGTCGATCCTGCACCGGCCGGTACCGGCAAAAGCGTCGATGTAGACGAGCTCAAACGGCAGGTCTTTCAACGCCTTGGTGTAGAAGTCGAGATAGCTGCTAAGAGATTGGAGCTTGTCTTCAGTCCAACCACCCCCGAACGCGTTGATCGTCATCGCAGTTCGTCTCCTTTGCGCAATCAGGTCCCGCGACTTTAACTGTCAAGAAAAAAGGTGAGACCTCTGCATGTCTCACTTTTGTGCTGGATTCCATGTCTCACTTAGCCCCAAAATTCGACCCAATTCAGGTAGGTCGTGAAAGTGCGACCTGATCGAAAAAGGGCCCGCGAGGGCCCTTTTTGCTTGTCTCCTCGCGTGGCCATCACGCGATTCCGAGGCCCCGGCGGCTGCCAAGCCCCGGGGCCTCTTCCTTTGCGGAACCGATTCCTTGGCCAACCAAGCCGTCACCGAGCTGCGCCGCATGGCGCGCGACATCCGCCAGCTGGGCCGTCAGGCGCAGTTCGCCCAGGTCGTCGCGCTCACGCGCACCGCGCAGGACGTGCGCGCCGCCGAGCAGCGCGAGGTCGACGACAGCTTCGACCGGCCCACGCCCTTCACCCGCAACGCGTTCTACGTGAAACCTGCGACGCGGCAGCTGCCGGAGGCCGCGGTCGGCATCAAGGACGACAGCACCAGCGGCCGCGGCCCGCGCCGCTGGCTCGAGGCCGGCATCGAGGGCGGCAACCGCCAGCTCAAGGGCCTGGAGAAGACGATCCGCAGCCTCGGCGTGATGGACGGCAGCCAGTACATGGTGCCGGGCCGCTACGCGCGGCTCGACGCCTACGGCAACGTCAGCCGCGGCCAGATCGTGCAGATCCTCAGCCAGCTGCGCGCCTTCACCGGCGCGGAGTCGGTCTCGCGCAACCTCGTCCGCCGCGACGGCTTCAATGAGAACGACGACCGGCGCCTCACCCGCGCCGAGGCCGCGCGCAAGCGCGCGGCAGCGTTCCGGCGCGCCGGCGGCCTGTACTTTGCCGTCGGGCCGGCGCCGCGCGGCGGCCTGCGCCCCGGCATCTACCAGCGCCAGGTCGCGTCGCGCCGGCTGACCGGCGCGCCGTCGCCGCGGCCGCGCGCGGTCTTCATCTTCGTCGACCGCGTCAGCTACGAGGCGCGCTTCGCGTTCTGGGACGCCGCCGCCTACGAGGCCGAGCGCAGCTTCCCGCGTCGCTTCGAGGAAGCGCTGGCGCAGTACGTGCGCGAGGGGAGCGCCTGAGCATGGCCACGCTCGCAGAGCTCACCGAGCGCAAGGCGCTGTACCTGGCCGCCGAGGCCAAGATCCTCGCCGGCCAGGAGTACACCATCGCCGACGGCGTGATCAACCGCCGCCTGCGCCGTGCCGACCTTGACGAGGTGCGCGCCGCGATCAAG